TTATGCCGACCGACCTATCATATTGCGCACCAATAACAAACAACGAACTAGCGTTTGTTGGCCATACGCTAACCAGTGCTGATGCCGTATACCCCGAAGGCATATTGGCGCCACCGTACACTTCGGGTGCAAGCGTAGAAGTAGCATTCACCGCAAGCAAAGCAGAGACACCGGTGACCGGGTTGTAGATCGCATAGATCGCGACATAGCCGCTTACAGGAGCCGTGCCGGTGTCCATACCGCCAGCACCGGTAGTGGCCAAGTTGATCGACTTGTTGAAACTGGCCAACCTAAAAGCCTGACCGGCAAGAGCGGTACTTACATAAAGTTGATCTGCCGTCAGCGTTGCGGAAGCACTGGGCGAAACAACGGTCATCTTCACATTTCGGTTAGACCCAACAACACCACCCGATATTCCACGAATGGCCTTAAGTAATTGAGTCAAATCCGCTTCGTCAGGCGCAAGCCCTGCAGCAGCAATGACATTCAAAACTTCCGCCGTAATCGAATTGCCCCAAGCGGACGGAATCAACGACCCCGGCGTTCCAGTCAGTTGGTCCTCATCGACAAATTTGCCACCCACCAGCCCGATGTTGGGCACACTTTTCGGAAAATCCACGTTCTTACCTCTCAGTCATAATTGATACTTACAACGGTGTGCGCCGGCGCAGGTCGACGGATTAAGCATTCGAGTGCGTTACCCGGGTTTGCACCAAAGTGTTCCCCCCAGTAGCTAACGCCGAAGCGCCTACCCTTCCGCTGCCGGCCGCCGGTGTTAAGCGTCCACATGAACTGTGCGTACCAGGTGCCAAAATGCGCGGAGCCAAAACGAGAACGCCCCATACGGGGCGCTCGATGCTCAGTGATTGTTGGGTTCGGGTAGCCCTGGCTCACTGCGATTTCAAGGAAATAGGCCCGACTTTGCCCCCCCACTTCCACCAGCCTGCGCCTCACCGCCAAACGCCTGTCTTCAAACGCAGGGTTTGGCCCAAGACAGGCATCAGGCAACCCCATCACCGCCTCCCAATCAGACACCAACTCACTCACACCGAAAGGGTCCATCTCGTTCAGCAGGTCGACCGCCCGAGCATCAAGCCGTGAAAACTCCAGCGATACGCCGGTCAGTACAAGATCAATCTCCGGCACCAATTCCGGATCCCACGCGGGGCCAGCAGGCAGAAGCCCACGCAGCTGATGTCGGTATTGATCGGCAGTTCTGGCTACAGCCATGTGATACCTCCGAACGTCAGCAGCTGATTGGTTACCGCCACGACGTTAGCCACCGGAGCAATCAACTGATGATCGGTCTCGCCCGACGATCCACTGATCGCTTCACGGATATGGCTTATCAGTAAGGTCTCGCCCAATCCGGCTTCACGCTCGTGGAGATCAATCAGCTGCGCCTGAATGGCCGTGCGAACCGCACTTGTATCGGGTACCGCGTGGATGCTGTACGGCACCGAAACCCGTATTGGCGCGAGCACATAAAGCTCTGCTGTCACCGGACGTAGTCGTTCAATATAGGCTTTGAGTTCGGCAAGCTGCGCCGGATTGGGTACAGGGTCCGCATCGCTATCGCGCATGATGAATAAGCCAACGGTACCTGGCCCCAAGTAACCGCCGCGACACCAGGCACGAGTTACACCGGCAACCTCAAGCGCCCACGTCTCATAGTCGGCCGCAGATCCACCGTGTGGGATAATCCGATAGGACCGCACCACTCTCGCACGCAGCGACTCAGCACTTTCCTTTGCGACGCCCCCGGATACACCGGGAGCCAACACCGTAAAAGTATTGGTGACGCCGGCCACCGGCTGGACCAGACTCAAGCTCAGACCCGGATCAGCATTGCCCAGTGTGCCGGCGTCGACTGCCTCGATCATGGTGGTGTTCAGCCCTGCCACCGTGGTGACACCGGTTGTCACTTTGTAAGTGCGACCATCACCGGCCTGCAACACCACATCAACGTCTAGGACTGCACCCGCAGCGGCAGTAAAACCGACCGGCCCTACTGCTGGCTGTGCCGGATTCCGTGGCTGATTCAAACGTAGCAACGCAACCCGCTCCAGCGTTTCTTCGTCCGCCCGATCAGGCAGGATCTGTTCTGTGATCCAGTCGAGGTACCCGTATAAACCAAACGCGGTACCGCCTAAGGTTCTGGCAAGTACTTGCGCGTCGGAACGGCGCAGCGAGTCGGAAGCCAAATCGCCTTGGGTGCGTTCGATCAAGACAGGTAATGAAGGCGTTTCAAACGGCATAGATCACCTGCCATGAAGAGGGTTGTTTGATTTCAAGCCGTGTACCGCCGGTGATGGTCAACGTTGGGATCAAGTTCAGCCGGTTGATTTCGACCTTCTCGCTGGCAATGGCAATGTCGATAACATGACCATCGTCGAGCAGCCATTGCAGGGCTTCGCGGGCGTAGGCCTCGGCTTCGCGCTGGGTTTGCGGTGTCAGCTTTACCCGGCGCAATAACCACAGGCGTGAACCGATGCGGTCATCGGTGATCGGCGGGTAACTGTCTCCCCACCATCCGAAGCGCTCATCATCATCAACCCGGTCATCTGTTTCGGCGCGGCGCCAGGTGTACAGACTGATGGTCACGGCACGAATTAGAGCTGCCTCAACGTCGGAAGTAATGACCATATTTAGCCTCCCGCAACCGGAGGGCCGCTCTGGCCGCTGCCGGCCTGTACGCCGCTGTGAGGGTGATCGATTTGACTGACACCACCAGCGATCTGATCCCCCTGCGAAACGATTTCACCGGTCTGATTGATGACTGGGGAATCAATGTTGACCGCTGTCGCTGCCTTGATGTTCAAGGTGTCCGTCACGATGTCGATGATCCGCCCACGTTTGAAGTGGATGTGATCACCCTCATCGGTGTAGATGGCCACCTCGCCGGACGCTAACGCTTGAATACGGTACCGACGATCAGCTGCCACCAGCACCACCGCATGAGAACGATCACCACCGATAAACGCGGCCAGCACCTCAGCGCCAGGAAGCGGGTTGCTGGTGAAGCCATAAGGCTCAAAGTGTTCGGCACCATCCTTGAGCTCGCCAGCAGTGAGGCGGACTTGCAGGCCTTGAAGCTTTTTGGCGGCATCAACCAGCACCACCGTGCCGCGGGCGAGCATATTTTTCATATTCATTTTTTGGGCTCGTAGTCAGCGGGGATGAGGTATTCGAAGTTGTCGCCCTTGCCACCCTTCTTCACCTTCCTTTTGCCATGCGGATCCTTCGGCTCTGGCTCAAAACTCTCGGGAGGGCCCACCTCCAGCTTAGTGAGCATCCCCTGCTCATTCAGCGTGTAGGTGATGCGCGAGATCAACATGTCCCGGTCCATGCCAATGATGGGGTCGATCACCCTGACGACCATGTTGTGCCGCCAAAGCTGACCATTGGACTGTCGCCAGCCCTGAACCACATAAGTGACCGTCAGCGCCTTCCCCATGCGACTGCTGCGTTCCCAGTTGGCCCGCGACTGCGCCAACTCATTGGTCACCTGGCCGGACTCCTGAATAATCATCACCCGTTTGCGTGCGGTGCGATCATCAGTGGCGCTGGCCGAAACCTCAGCCGCGTCGGGACCGAACTCAACGTCGGTACCGCTCTTCTGGCCCAGCACCTGGTATTCCGAAAACACTCCGGCGAAGTCGAGCGGCGCATCGCCGGTCTTGACGTTCTTGCCCACCTCAATCGCATCGAAGGTGCGGCCACCGCTGCCGGGGCTGGCCAGCACAGCGGCACCGCGCGCATCGTCCGTGGAGAACACCCGAAATAGCGTCAACAGCCGGTCGATGGAGGTGAACGCCGTCTCGCCCGGCTCGATGGTGTGGTCGGAAAGTTTGCCGCCTTCGGGGATCTCACTGTTCACCTTGATGCCGTAGGGCTCTGCCAGCGCCTTGACGATGGCCAGTACCGCCTGGTTGTTCCACTGGCCGGGCTTGTTGACTGCTGCGCAGTCCACCAGATCCGCCGTCAATGATCGGCCGCTGATCGATTTGGTGATTTGCTTATCGTCATAGCTGACCGGTGTCGCGAACACCCACGCGGTCAACACCAGATCATTGCCGATCCGTACTTGGCACTTGTCGCCCTGACGGATCGGCACGTTTTGAACTTGCCCCGGCCATTTCCACGTCAACGCCACATTAAAAGAGCGGGCCTGATCTTCGAGCCCAGCAGTGATCTCCACCGATTTCCAGCCGAAGTAATCCAGGCCGTCAACCGTGAGGCTGACCGCATTTTGATCATCGGACATTGCTTACCTCTGAGCGATTTTGATGGGTTCCGCCGGTACGAAGCCCGGGTGCTGAATGCGGTTGCGCTGCACCACCTCTGGTGAACGCGTTGCGTCACCGAAGCGCCGGTATGCCAGCACCAATGCAGACAGGGTTTCAAGTGGGGTGATGTCGACCAACTTGACGCCGGATTGAGCGACGGCCGTCAGGTGTTTCACCACCATCAGCCGAAAGTTGTTCAGCGCCAGATAATGCTCAGGGTCTGCCTTCAGCGACGCTTCGTGAATGGCCTCATTGAGGTTGTCCCGCAGCTCAATCACGTCGTCAGCGACTGGCACATCAGGCCGGACAATTGGTTGAAGCGCCTGCTGCTCAACGGAAGGCATCGACTCAATCGACTTTGGTTGAGGGGCTACAGGCATTTCACTAACAATCAGGCCGATCTGCACCAGCGTCGAATCCTGCACCAGGTTCGCGGTGGCCTGCGAAGCGGTGACTGCATCAGTGCCGCCGATGGAACTGACGGTATTAATGCTGCTGACCGCCTCCACCTGCTGGCTGGCCTCGGCGACGGCCCCACGGTAACCGGCACCAGTGCTACTGCCTGAGCCGCTCTGGGAACTAGAACTACTTCCCGAGTTGTTCCCTGAGCTGCCACCGGAACTGGTCCGATCACTTGAGTTTGAGCTGAAAAAATCGAATCCTGAAAAGCTGCTGAAGTAACTGGAAAAGAGCGATGACAGTGAGCCCGGTGAATTGATCAGCGAATGCGCAAACCCCGTGCCATCTGTGAAGACACTCACGAACGGCGCAAAATGCTGCTGAATAACCGAGAACACGTTCGTCAAGCTGTTGCGCATTTGCAGCACCCCGAGCCGCGCATGATTCACGGTACCCATGGCGGACTGGTATCGATTGAGCGATGACGTCAGCAGACTTTCAGATGAATTCACCAATTGAGCCTGGGTGTTAACCCTCCCTCCCGGGGTCTTAAGCGGCACATCCGGATAGAAGGTCAGGTCAAAACTGACCATGCCACCGCCCACGAAGTCGTGGGACATCTCGCACTCGCCCGCCTTGACCTGAATTTTTCCAAGCCAGGGATGAACCAACTCCCCGCCACCCGGCGTGTTAAGCGCCTCGATCAGCTTGTCGCGCCGCTCGAAACAATCATCACCGATGACCCAACCCGTCATCTTGTGCACTTGGGACTGTTTGCCCAACTGCTCAAAGAACGGTGTGTCCCGCTGTGGAAATTCGTGCAACTGCCCCTTCATACCCACCGGCACCGACGTCTGAGGGATCAAGAAGCTGATCCCCCGGAACGAAGCCGGCAACAACTTATCGCGCCACGTCGCTGTCATTAGCTCGGCCTCATCACACCGATGGTTCGGGTACCGACACTGGGCTTAATGCTCAAGCCCGGTTGGTTGGTTTTTGGTCGGTCAACCGTCGTGCCCGGCGGAGCGCCGTTGAGATTGATATTGAGCTCACCATTGAGCTTTTGCGTCTGGGTGGCAGCCGTTTGCTGAAGCAGCCCACTAGACCGTGCGGCAATGCTCGGGGCCTGAGGGGCGACGCGCGGCGCATGAAGTGCCAAAACAGCAGGCTCCCCAGCAAGGTTGGGGCGACTGAGTAATTTTTCTGTACTCGGGATACCCGTGGCATTTTTCATCATCCGTTGGTATCGCTGGGCACCCTCCACGGCACCAGCCTCAACAAACGCGCCATCGCCTCCTCCCGGCCCCGCATTGCGCACACGCTGCTCTTCGGCAAACTCGTTGGCTTTGCTGGTCGCGGTTTTGAGGATCCCCTCCCCCCCTTCGCCGCCGCCGAAGTATTTCATCATCGGTTCGATGATCGGCCTCAGTTTCTCCCAAAGGCTCTTGAACCACGCCGCGATCGGTTCCCAGTTATTGGCAATCAATCCGAGCGGGGACCAGTCGAACATCTGACGCATGAAGTCCATCACAGGTGTCGAGACAGCGACCAGGACGCCCCACAGTGCAGAAAACAATTCTGTCAGTGACCCCCAGTTTTCCATAATCATGGGGATTGGGGTGTAGGCAAAAGCCTGCTTGAACCAACCCCACAGGACCATGGCCGGGTCTTTGATCTTTTCCCAAAGAGCCTGAAAGTACGGCGCAACCGTTGCCCAGTTGGCAATCAACAGACCAGCCGCCAGTGCGATCCCGCGAACGATGATGCCGATTGGCGACATCGCGGTGACGGCACTGAGGATTTTGGTCGCCATTACGGCGCCCATCACCGCGATACGCAGCACACCAAACGCAACGCCGGCACCCAACACCCCGCGAATAACGCCAGGGTGCTTAGCGGCGAGCGAAGACATTTGCGAAATGGCCGGACCGATCTGATCCATAAAACTATTGAATGATGGCAACAGACCGTCACCCACTGCCGCACCCAGACGGGTGACTTTGTTCGTCAGTAACTGCATGGAGTTGGCAGTGGTCTTAGATCGCTCCGTATATTCCGCCTCCATTGACCCGGCAAATCCCCCTTCTTCGCCTACAGCTTTGAAGCTAGATTTCAGAAGATCAAGGTTGGTCAACAGAGGCGCGATGGCCGATACCGACTCGGTACCGAAAAGCTGAGTGAGCAGCCCGGCCTGCTTCGCTGGATCAACCTTTGCGATACGCTCCAGCACATCTTCGATGGTGCCCTGCGCATCCTTTTGCATACTCTGCGAAACCTGCTTCACATCGAGGCGCAGCGACCTGAACGCTTCCGATTGTTGCTTTGTAGCCGCACTGCCCTTGGTCAACGACAGCATGAAATTCTTCATGCCCGTCGCTGCCACTTCACTTGGAACGCCCACGCCTGCGAGCGTTGCGCCCATCGCCGCCACCTGCCCAGCGGACAGGCCGGCGATTCCGCCCAACGACCCAATACGGGTCACGATGTCGGAGACCTGCGCCGCCGACGAGGGGCCGATGTTGCTCAGGTAGTTGATTTTGTCAGCCAGCTTCACAACTTCCGGCTGAGTCATTTTGAACGAGGTCCGCCACTTGGCCATCATGTCGCCGGATTGGTCGGCGGTCTGATCAAACGCAATCCCCATCTTCACCGCGTCTTCGGCGAACTGCTTGAGCTCACCACGGGCAAAACCGGCCTGCCCGCCAGCAGCAACTATGGAAGCGATGCCGGTCGCTGCCATCGGCATCTTCTCCGACATATCAAGCACGTCCTGTCCCATCTGCTTGAATTGTTCGGGTGTGTCGAACTTGACCACCTTCTTCACGTCAGCCATGGCCGTTTCAAATTCCATGGCAGCACGGGCACCCGCAATGAACGGTGCCGCAAAGGCGCCGCCCTGCAACATGTCCTTAAACCCGATGTTACCCAGGCCACTGCTGTTCATTTGTTTGCGGAAACCCGCAACGTTTTTGCGGATCCCGGTCAGTGTCGGCGACAGCTTGTCGACGCCGGTGATCAACGCCTTGAGCTGGAACTTGTCCGCCATCACTACACCTGCTGAAGTTCATTAATGCGTTGGGCATGCTCAAGGCATTCCGTGAGCGCATCCAGTGGCCTGGCCATCATCTGGTCGGGATCAACCTTCCAGAACCAGGCCAGGTCGTAGGCGACTGAAATCAGGTCGTTGATGGTGCCGACGCCGCACTCATGAAAAAACCGGCAACCGCCCAGCTCATCGCGTTCAGGTCAGCGAGATCCAGCTGATTGACAGAGGACGGTGGGATACCAGTACATACCGCGATGTACTTGGCCGCCACATCCATATCGAGGGTGACCTCTTCGTCCTTGCCGATTTTGTAAGGCAGCGCCTTGATCACCCGCACCTCCTGAACGGTCGGGCGACGCAGAGTGAGCTCAGTCAGCGGTTCGCCATGGGCTTCAATAGCCACTTCGAGTTTCACGAGTTCGGTCATTGCCATACCCCTTTGATGCCGTCGAATTGCAGTTCAATGGTGCCGTCATCGCCTTTCGACGTTGGCTCGTCGACCAGGTACGCACCCGAAAGCACGTAGACCTTGCCGTTGTTGAATTCACAGGTGACCGTCATGTCCGTGCCATCGGTCAGCGTTTTAAGCGATAGGGCCGGATCATGGAGGGCGGTCATCTTCAGATAGGGCGCCAGCTCTTCTTCCTTGTAGAAGCCCGGGTAAACCGTCTCCCGTTTTTTATCCATCAACGGCGCCTCGGCGCCGCCGGTGACAGTTAACTGCATACCGTCCACCTTGATGTAGGCCGTGCCCGCTACTTTTTTGCCCATGGGTTGAATCTCCAGAATGAAAAAGCCCGCTCGGGGCGGGCTTGGTGATCAGGGTCAGCGTTACGCGGCGGCGTCGTACTGGAGGCGGAACTGGTTGAGCAGCGCAAAAATACGCAGGCCGTTGATGTAGTCCGGAGGGAACAACACGTTCACGCGGCTCGGGTCATTACCGTCGCGCTCCACCACCAGGTGCTCGGCGAACAGGTCGGCGTTCTCCACGTGCCCTTCCAGCTCAAGCTTGCCGTACTGCGCAATCAGCTCGCCCCGAATGGTGCTCGGCGTGACGATCGGCTGGCCGGCACCGAACCGCGTGCCGTCGCTGGCCAGCTTGTGCCGACCATACTTGCTGGTGATCACGCTTTGCATGCGCCGAATGATGAACGCCGACTGATGCATGGTTTCGCTATCGAGGTAGGAATTATCAGCCTGCCCAAACGCGTTCTTTTGATAGGTGGTGATCGAGCGCTGGATGCGCACGTAGCCGCCTTCGTAGTACGCCGTAGCCAGACCGTAGGTCAGCAACGACTGACGCTCAGCAAGTGTAAACCGTTCGCTGGCCGGCGCAGGATCCAGACCGGGCAGCGAGCCGCTTTGTGTTGGCCGGCTTGCATCAGCGGAGATGAACACAGAGGTGCGCCCTGCCAATGCTGCGGCCTGCACCCAGACCGGCTGGGGCACGCCCGGCTCCACCGCCTGGATGGTCATGTGCTGGTCATTGCGCGCCTGACCTGCCGCCACCAACGTACCCAACGTACCGCGCTTTGCCGTGTAGACGTGGCCGAATAGTTGCTTGGCCCAGCTCCAGCGCCCGGTGTTGTCGTCCATCGCATCTTTCCACGCATTCAGCGTGGTCGTATCCGACCAAGGCACGCAGATGAATTCGAAAGGCTCGTCGCCCAGCGCCGCGACTGCATCGATCTGGTCAGGCGCACCGACGCCTCCGGTCATCTGGGTCGCAACAACATTCAGGCCCGCAGGGGTCGACTCGCCACTCGACTTGCCCAAGCGATTCAGGACCAGACCGATGTCGTTGCCGCTCTCCCCCTTCCACTTGCAGGTGAGCGTGACCACTCCAGCAGCGGCCACAGCAGTGACCGGCAGATCTGGTGTGGCGTTGATCTTCACGGCCAACGCCGACGCTGCGATGGTCGGAGTAGCCGCCGACGCAACGACCGACTGCAGGCGAACACCGCCGACGTACAGGTTCAACAAGCCCGGCTCGGTTGCTGCTCCGGTGATGGTGACTGTTGCTGTGGCAGCGGTACCGGTTTCGGTCTGCAATGGCAGACACCAGATCTCACCGATGGGGTCGGTCTTGCGCCAGGTTTCGTACATCGCGGCGAGCATCGAGCCTTGCCCGCCGATGTCCTTGGCCAAACCCAAGCTCGACACCAGCACCAACTGGCCGATGCTATCGCTGGTGGCGTCACCATTGACCTGAGCGACGATCAGCCGGCGTAAGGCTGACGACGCACTGTTGGCCGCCGAATTATCCATCTCCGCATAGAACAGCGGCACACGGATATCGGCGGGGATGTTGCTGAATCCGATAGGCATTATTGCGCTTCCTCAGGTTTCGGCGCGGTGACGCCCTTGGTGGATTGGGCTTTATCAGCCTTGAGGGTTACGTCGCCATCCGCTTGGCGGCGGCGCCACCATGCGTTATCTGGGACTTCCCGGCCTTCAACCGGCAACAAGTCGCCAGCGTCCGGATCGGGCACAGAGCGGCCAGAGGCCGGCACCACAGTGATGCGTTTGGTCATGGTGTTACGTCTCCTGAGAATTTCGCTTCAATGCGCCCATCCGGGCCAGGTCGTTGCAAGTTCGGATCTGCTGGATCGAGGCAGTCCATGTTGAAAGTCGCGCCGGTGAAAGGCGCCAAACCATCCAGTTCAAGTTCGTGCCAGGTTTCGGCAGGATCACCCTGTCGGCTTCGACCAAGCTGGAATTCCGCCGTGAACAGAAATTGGTACACAACCCGCGCTCGACTGGTGTGAAGCAGTGCGCCTTTGCCATATTCAATGGGCTCGTACTCCGGCGCCGGACACCAACCGACCAGCGATCGCCAGAGTTCGGCACGCAGATCGTGCAACTGGTCGTTTGCTTCCTGGCCGCGCTCATCCCCCGCATCAAGAACAATCACCACGGCGAACTGATCCGTGATGTCCTGAATGCTCGAGTTTTGGGATTTGTTGGGCCCGCCCGCATCCGCCGAGGCAATGACGTACGCCGCTGGCAGGGCAAGCTTTGCGCTTTCGACTACAGCATCCCAATCAATGCCACCGGTGACTCGACCGGCAAAGGTGAGGCATGTCGCTCGAAGGTGAGCAACAATCGGATTCAATTTCATGAGGGTGTCCAGAAGGAACGCTAATCAACCCAAGGCAGCAGCAAAAGCAACAGAGAGGATTGATTGAACTTGTGACGCCGAGTCCTGCAAGGCATCGGCCATATAGTTGTCTCGCGGCTTTATTCGCCATTCGCCTGACGCGCGTTCGGCTAGCGCCGCTGCTCGAACCCCTTTGGCTCGACGGTTCGATTTACCTTTACCCGCCCCGGGCGCCAGCTTTCCAAGGCGCTTTCCCTTTTTCACGCCGTAGTGCAGGTAGGCCGGGTAGAAGTCGTCCATGGCCGATGTTTTGGTTGGAGATATGCGAACGAGAAAGCCGGAGCGCGACACCTTGAAACTGATCGACTCCACCGTGGCACCGGTCCGATTCACCGGGTAGCCGTCCTGACCTTTGCCAAGGGCGAGATTCATCTGCGCCTTTTGCGTAATCAGCAAGCCGACTTTTCGCATCCCGGCGCGGATTTTTCGTTTGTCGAAGGCATCACGCTCGAACTTGTCGAACCCCTCGACATGCAGGTAACCGTCAATCGAAGCAGAGTTAGACATAGATCCCTACTCCTGATTGCGACGGACTGAGCTCTTCAACCTCCAGCAGTGTGAAGCGCCTTGAGTCGTTCATGTCCGCCGATCGCTTTACGCGATACAAGGGCGTGTCCGGAACAACCTCATAAGATCCGCCTGAAATCGCCCTGACATGCACGATTTCATGCGCGTCGGTGATGCCCTTCAAAAGACGGATTGAAATCCGATGCGTGATCTTGACGTCGGTCTGAACGCCATCCGTGTAAGTGGCGGTACCCACCGGCTCTATCCGAGCCCATACACCGCGTAAGGACGAGAAGTTTGAATCAAGCCCCATGTCTACAGCGGGTGTGTCGGTTCGCCTGCGGACGGCAACACGGCGATTCAGTTCGCCAATGGTCGGTTCGCGATAGCCCATTACACACTCCGAAGTTCTACATATTGACCCAGCGGTGAGGCTTCCAAAGCGCGCTTGTAGCCATAGGCAACTCGGAAACCTGCGTGGTGCTGGAAATCACCGGCTCGCGGTACACGTACCACTGGCCGATGAGCAGCAGTGCGCCCTGCTTGATTGCATTGCTCATGATCAGCGCATTGCCAACCGGATCCGGGAGCGCCTCCTCTGGAGCAACCAACTTGCGATTGCTCCAGGTTTCGAAGGCACTCAGGGCTGCATCCGTGTAACCCTGGATCAGTTGATCCTCGTCGTCGTGATCGACCTTCAGATGGGCCTTCACAACACTGAGATCAATCATCGCTCGGCACCAGGGCTTGCAGGTCCGGCTTCTTCGCCGCTGGATCGAAAGCGATACCCTTCTCAGTCAACCATGCACGAAGATCGTCGACCTTCATTTTCAGCGGATCGGTTTCGTCACCACCATCCTCGTCGAGCAACGTGGCAACCCCAAGATGCTCAACAGCAACCAATGCGCACCGATCAGAAACTTCCTGCTCGCCCACTTCGATCTGCACGACCTCATTACCGTCAACCGAGAACGGGAAAGCCGTGGTTACTAAAATAATTGGCATAACAACCTCCATTGAACTGGGTGCCCGTAGGCACCCGTCCGATTACGCAACGCTGAGGGTCAGAACCTTTACGGCCTGGGAGTCGACGAGCATGCCGCCGACGCGCTTGGTGGTGTAGAAGCCAACATAGGGTTTGTTGGTGTACGGGTCGCGCAACACGCGGGTACCGATGCGGTCAACGATGGTGTACGCCCGTTTGAAGTCACCAAACGCGATCGCGTTCGCATCAGCCGCAACAACCGGCATGTCTTCGTTTTCGGTGATGCCGTAGCCCAGCAAGCTCGATGGTTGGCCAGCCTCCAAGCCAGGGCGCCAGAGGTAGTTACCATCGGAGTCCTTGAGCTTGCGCACATAGGCAACGGTCAGGTTGCCCATCATGAACTTGCCGTTTGCACGGTAGCCGGCTTTTAGGGCATGAATCAGATCGATCAGCTTGTCACCGGTGATACCGCCGGCCACACCGGTGACAAGCTTCTGCAGGGTACCGAATGCACGGGCGCCATCCGCGGTGGCGGCCATTGGGTAAGCCAGGAAGCCTTTTGGTTTATTGGTGCCGTTACCGAGAGTGAAGGCATTACCCTCTTTCTCCGTAAACTCACGAGCAACTTCCTCATCAAGCCAGGCTTCGGCGTTGAAGAACATGTCATCCAGGCTGCTTTGGGTGGCTTGCGGGTTGGCATAGATTTCACCCATGAACGCGGCAATCTGCGCCAAGGTTGGCGTGCCAGTAGCCGGGCGTGGATCGGTTTCCCCCACCCAGCCAGAGCCCGCGCCACCGAGACTCGCCAATTTTTTGTAGTCCGGTGTACCAACAGTGATCTGGTTGCAGACCTGACGCATCGGAGATGCATCATGCAGCAATTTGATGATGTTACGATCCAGCTCTTCCGGAACGGCATAGCCGCCATCGGCCTCGACACCGATTTGAAGTGCCTTGGCTTGCAGGTCACCCAAACCGGTATCAACACCCTTACGCACAAACTGCATGAATGCGGCCTTATGCTCGCTGGCGGCCTTGGTGCTGGTACCGTCAGGACGCTTGAGGCTGATCAACTCTTTTTCCAGAGCGGACTTCAACTCATCCAGTTCGCTAAGTTTTTCGTTGAGTGTGTCAACTTGGCCCGACAACTTACCCTTCTCGGCTTCCAACCCATCGATACGCTTGTCGTTCTTTTCCTTGAACTCGTCGAACTTCTTGCCGAGAGCCTCGGCAACATCCTGCACATCTTTGATTTCAACAGCCATGAGAGGCTCCTTACATTCGGTCAAATAGAGTTTTCAGGGATTTCAGTGCGTCGTCGGCACCCGCCTCTCGCGGTGAAACTGCGCCGTAGCCTTTGGCCATAAAAGCCTTGGCCTGGGAGCCAGAAAACCCAACCTCTCGAAGGGCTCGCTCCACTTTGCTGGGCGGCGGCGTTTCACCACGCGCCAGCAGAGATTTCACATCGGTGATCCGGGCTTCGTCGTTGGCTGGAAACGTGACTAGGGACACCTCCCACAGGTCGATCGCTTTCAGAATCCATACGCCCTTCTCCTTGTCGTATTCGTAATCGTCGAGCAGATAGCCGATGGACATGCCGGTAAGGCTGCCTGCTTTCATATGCCCGTGCGCCCGCTTCGCCAATGGATCGGCATCGACCAGTAGCTGGCCTTTGACGTACAGGCCGGTATCGTCTTCGCGCATTTCGGTGTAGATGCCGATCGGCTCGCTCATGTTGTGCTGCCACAGCATGGCCGGCAGGCGACCTTTTTCTTTCCATTTGGCCAAGGAGTCTGCGAAAGCCCCTCGAACGACAACATCGCCGTAGCTGTCTTCGACACCGAACACGGAGCCGTAACCTTCGAATTCACCGCTGTCGCTTACCGACTTGATGGTCAGCGGCAGATCAAGGCGCTGTTTTGTCTGCATTTGCCGACTCCGGATTGGTGGTCATGTTCATTGGGGTCAAGTACACGTCGCCGCCCTCGCGGGGATTCTCGTCCTCCAGTTCGCGGCAGTCGTTGGGGCTCAAAATCCCCCACTGAATACCCTTGCCGTAGGATTCGTAGCGCCCCTTAAGGTCGCCGCGCATCAGAGCGCCAGCGTTGAATTTCGCGTAATGGGTCAGACGGTCTTTCTCGTTGAGCAGGCCAACCTGAATGCGGTGCTCGATACGGGTCATGATCGGAACAAGCGAGTAGTTCACGAAGGCCATGCCCATGTGCTCAATGTTGTTGAGCGTCATTTTTTCCATGCTGGCCACCAAGTGCGGCGGCACGCGGAAGAGGCCGCAGATCTGCGCCTCGGTCATTTTCTTCGACTCGATGAACTGGGTGTCTTGGGCATTCAGACTGATGGGTTTCCACTCCAGCCCCATCTCCAAGATCATCGGCTTATAGGCGTTGGCCACGCCCATGTGCTCGCCCTGAAACTCGGTCTTGAGACGATTGAATGCCTCGTCGGTAAGTTCTTGGCTGGTTTGCAGAACGCCACTTGTCACCGCGCCATTGGTGAATAATTTAGCTGCGTGCGTCTCCATGGCCTGACCAAGCCCGAGTGCCTGGCGCGCGTAAGCGATTGGATTCAACCCATTCAAACCATCCAGCGTAAACAGCCGGACATGCCAGATCTCATCCTGGGTGAGGATCTTGGTTCCGGTCTTGAAGTTGACGGTGTATTCGACAGTCCAGTCGTCCTTCAGCCTAGGAGTGACCGAATCCGGATTGATCGGCAGAAGCTCAACCACGTTGCCCAGAGCCACAACCTTGTAAGCGAAGAAATTTCCCCGCAAACAAAGGCAAGCCACCAGCATTTCCCAGAACTCCTGCGCGGTCATGTAGCCGTTCGGGGCCATGGTCAGGAGGGGGTAAAGCCGGTGCGTATTCGCCGGCAACCGGACCTTTCCCGTCTGTTTTAGCAGGCGGCATGGAAGCATCCCGATGGACTCGGCCAACACGCGAACACAATTGAAAACGGTCAATTGCTGAAGCGCGCTTTGTGTGGTGACCCGCTGTCCCGACTGAGTTTCGTACCCTGCGCCCAATGCCTGGGCAAGTTTCTCCGGTGTGTCGATAATCTGGGGGTCGCCCTTGATACCGAAGAATCGGCCGATGGTCTTGAATAGCGACATTAGAGCTTCCTAATTCCGTGTTTCGTGAGGTGGCCGGAGAGGGTTTCCTCTGGAGTGGCATTCATCAGCACGCGACCTATCGCCATGATCAGCGCCACGGCGCCGTCGATCTTGTTGTCGTCACCCTGTTTGATCGGGCGCACCACGTCATCGTTGCCCGGTAAGTACTTGGCAATCACGTTGCCAATACACCAGGTCATGATTGGATTGCCGTCGTGATGGAACCGGCCGGCAGTGATGGCTGCCTCCAGCTCCTTCATCGGGTCGCTCATGTTGGTGTAGTTCTGGGTGATAGTGACGGGATTGAACCCTTCATCATCCAGGTCGTGAGAAAGCCCCGTCGCCCCGTGGGGGTCGATTGGACACTCGCGAATCGGTGCGAGATGGTTGGCTTCTTTCGCCTCGGCTAGAATTTCTCGGTAATCGATCTCGGCGCCGGCGGTGGTTTGCAGGTGCCCGGTGTTGATCCAGGCCTGAAACCGTTCCGCCATTCGGCGATTGTCGGTATCTGCGGCTGTGTCTTCCGGCACCCAGAAGCTGGGAGCAACTGAGTAATAGTGCGTTTTGCCATCGATCTCCCGCCAGAACAGGCGAGCCATCGAGTTCATATCGAGCTTGCGGGCCAGGTCGAAACCGAGCATGCACTCCTGCCCTTCGAACGTTTCAAGGGTCAGTGTTTTGTCTTCGCAGGAGCGCCAGGTTTCAACGTTGAAGAAACCTGACTTCGCACTCACCCACAGATTCAGGTGCTTGGTTTTGAAGGTGTTGGTGAAGCGGGCCGAGCGAATCGCCCGGGCAAGCTGGCTTTCCAGATACTCCTGGAATACCGACACCCCCATGCAGGGGTTGGCCTTGGCTAGGTTCTTTGGATCAGTCCAATCGTCACCTTCATCCAGCGTCCAGATGTAACCGAACAGCTCGGGATCTGGCACCGTGCCGTTGAGCATTTCCAACACTTGACGGCGCTTGTCGTAGCACGGGCCTTCGATGTTCGCGCCGGCAGTGGTGATGATGAACATCAGCGGCTGCCGGCGAGACCCCATGCCGGTGAGCATGGTGTCGTATTGCGCCGAGCTATCGTGTTCGTGGAATTCGTCGATGATCGCGCAGGATGGCGAAGCACCGTCCCCTGGATTACCGATCAGTGGCTCGAACCGACTACTGTCAGAGGGGATGTTCATATTCGAGGCGTTGACCTCGATACCGGCCGCCTCAATCAACATCGACGAGCGCATGACCATTAAACGCGCAGGCCTGAAAACCTCCCAGGCTTGCTTCTCGGTCGTGGCGCCCGAGTAGACCTCGGCACCAAATTCGTTGTCAGCGACAAACATACCGATGCCGACACCGGCGGCTATGACGCTCTTACCGTTCTTCCGTGGGACTTCCCAATAGCTTTCACGGAACCGTCTGTGGCCGCCTTTCTTTTTAACCCAGCCGAAGGTGCAGGCCAGGCCGAATAGTTGCCATGGCTCAAGCGTGATGAGCTGTCGTTTGAACGCCCACTCACCTTTTGTGTGGGGCAGAAGCTGCATCAGCTTCAGCTTTTTCTCGGCCTTTTTCGGGTCGAACTTGTACGGGAACGACTTCAGCCGACTCGCAGCCACATCATCGAAGTGGCGTTGGATCGACTGGTGGATATAACGGCATGCCGGGAACTTACCTTTGAGGACAGTCCTTGCCCATGCCATCGCTTTATCAACACTGGCGTGGGTCGTCCGGGTCATCAGCTACTCAATAATTTGGCGAACTCGTTGGTGGAGTGCTGCTTGTTTCCGCCAATGATTCGGCTTCGACTGGACGGGTCCAGGCCCAGAAGAGAGCCAAAGGTCACCAGTTGCCGCATCGATTCGTTCGCGGCAGTCAATGCCGGGTTCTTCATGGGGCTGCCCTGGGACGACTCAACAACAATTCCGAACCTTTGAACGGCCTCTTCGGCCATCCGCCACTTGTCATAGGCGGTGCAGAACGCTTCGACGTTGTGTAAATCAGTCAGTGCAACGACGTGTTCGCGGAGCAATTCCGGGATCAGCATCTTCCACATCGTGGCGGCGCGTTCGCTCAACCACTCCGGCGGATCGATATTTGTGACCGTAGAAAATTTCGGCTCGGCTGTATTCAACGCGCGCTTGCCGGGATTTCCGGCGAGTGCTTTTTGGGCCGTTGGCTTGGGTTTGCGACCACGGCCGGCGACCGTGGCGGTGCCCCCCATCGCGCAACTCCTGATTTTTTAATTTCGCGGTCGGAAGAAAACGATTGGGCGGACGGTCTAGAAGCAAAAACCTCTGAGGTTTTGACCCTCCCCCTCCCCACCAATGAGAACTCGTCCCATCAGACCCTGTTTTCGTGCTTTTCGTATCATCTGCGCCTCGGATTGCCCCACCCACCGTCCTCGGTGGCTGTCTTCGAGCTGTGGCAGCTGTGACAGAGCGACTGCCAGTTCCCACGGTTCCAGAACAGCGTCATGTCACCTTTGTGGGGGGTGATGTGGTCGACCTCAGTGGCGGCCACAACCTCACCGCGTCGACCGTGCTCGGCACAGAGCGGGTACTTGGCAAGGAAGCCCTTGCTCGCCTTCTGCCATTTGTACCCGTACCCACGTTGGGTGCTGCTCTCGCGCTGCTTATCTACACGCTTTGCTGCGGCGGCTTTGGCAAGATCGGCGTGGCCATCGCAATAGCGCGGGTTACGCGTCAGGGCCTTGCAGCCCAGAGCAGTGCATGGCTTCTTCGGTCGTAGCGGCATCGTTACTCAACTCTCTCGACCGTGCTCACTTAGCCAGCTTCGGCTGAAGGATCACCCGGGCAACCATCACCAGCAGGCCCAGCACGCCATAGGCAATCGGCGGCAGCATGCTCTGTAGTTGCGGTAGCAGCTGTTCAGCAATACCCAGCGCAGCAATCGCGCCACCCGCCTGAACGCTGGTCATGCTCAGCGCTTGTTTCCAGTTGTCGATCAGTTGCATGGATCACTCCTTAGGGATTGCGCGGTGGTTGCTTTGCTTTGGCCATGTGTTCGACGGGTTGATAACCTCTTCGGCGTTCTTCCCCGCCCCAACTCCAATCCTGGGTGAAGATGTACCGACGGCGGGCCCAGGCATACAGCACGACACCGCTATGCAGCGTCACGGTGAACAGAGAGGCGCTTGCACCACGGATCATTTCGCCGAGCAGGCCGAAGGCACCAATGGCGACCAGGTAGAACGCGATGGCGATGACTGGGTGCTTGAGCAGGTCGACGGCACGCAGGTATTCCAGCGCAGCCAGTACCACGAAGATGCACAACACGGCATCCGTGCCCGTAAGGATGATGTTCATGTCAGGTGCCTCGCGTTGCAACGAACTGCCCAAGTACAGCCTTCGCGGCAGGAATCAGGTTCATGGCCGTCAGGCCCAGCACGAAAGCGACACCGCAGAGCAGGTAGTCGTCTGACACCAGCTCCAGCTTGTGAACGAGGTACGCTGTCACCGGTTGTGTCAGGAAGATCGAGAAGAAGAATCCGGTCAGTACCGCAGTGG